CATAGTATTCTACTATGCCACTAACACAGCCCGATATCGATCAAGGTTTCACAACAACTTTAGGTAATCGATACATTCACAAACCTTGGTGGAAATCAATTCGACCCAGTCCATATTTACCAGTTGAACTACTTCTTAACAGAGCCAAGAAGTTATCTGGACGATCTTCTCTAGCTTACGAAATGGCATTCGGTAGAAAACGCACGCGCAGCATGGCTTTCAACCCAGGCCGTGGTACACCACAAATACCATTAATGGTTAGACCTGCTAAAAGGCGGAGAATTGGAGGTGGAACACGCACCAAAACTCCCGCCCCAGGAGGACCGATTACCGCTCAGTACGATTACAAAGTTTCACGTGGAATTAAACGTCTCACAAAAGGTCAACGGAAATGGAAGAAATTCGTTAAAAAGGTTCAGAAAGCTTCGAACGATAATGATAAGTCTCATTTTTTAGTGGAAGCTAACAACGCAAATTCAATAGCACTTGGAATAGTCGGGATCGAATTCCAGGCACCATTTGTCACACTGCCCAACAGCGTTGACAGTGATTTAAGATTATCACCCGTTGGTGATATTGGACAAGGTCCATTAAAATTTATCAACAATTTGATTCAACAGAAATCTGTAACAACAATAGCCGCAGGCACTGTAGCTACAGCAGCATCACTTGATGAAGTTAAATACAAATTAAACGGCGCTGTATGCACTCTAAGTATTAAAAACCTAGTGGCACTAAGCTTTTTCGATATTTATGAATGCGTTGCAAACAACAACATAACGGATATTAATCATGCAACTGCATACCAGTCATGGGAACAATGTGGTGCAAACGCTGAACCTGATCAGACGGGAGGATATCAAAAATTGGATTTTCAACATTCAGGTTGTACACCGTACATGGCACCACAGTTTGGACAGTGGTGGAAGATCATCAAAAAAACACGAGTATTGATGGGCGTAGGCCAAAAGATTAATTACTCTTATTTCACAAGAAAAAGGCAAATTCAAAACGAGAAGGTTATAGGTCAATACGCAACCAAAGGTTTAACGAAGGATTTAATCATTGTTCATAATCCTACTTACAACGGAGACAACACTACCGCACAACAATACAACATCGAGTGGTCTAAATGTTACAGTGTTAAATTGCCAGGAGTTCCAGGACTCCAAACACAATGGGCATATAAAGCAATTGCCTAGCAGGGCACGCTTACGCGTACCCTCAGCTATCGCAAGGGATTGGGTTTAAGATAGTGTATTTATTGTAATAAAGAGTTATCGATGGTATGAATATCCCAACGATCGTCTGAAAGTTTAGACTTATCAGGATAAAAATTTGCAAATACTACCACATGGGGTACATCAAAATACACAGGAGTAGACTCATACTTTGTATTTAAAAAATATCCATTTTTAAAAGCTTCAATTACGGAGTAGGGAAATGTCTCCTCATTGCTACGGGGCCAGTCGAAGATGACAACCCGTTGACGCCCGTATGCGTAGTAGATATCGGAGTGGCGCCCTCCAGTAATGAGGAAGGGGCGGCCTCCATCTGGGAGTCTGAATCGGACTCCGAAGGTTGATTTGCCGCTGCCGCCACGGCTGTCGCTATACCACGTAACTCTACGAGGATCTGGCGGCCCAAGGAGAGAATCTCCGAGTTGATGTTGCCATCCCGAACGCGGCGTGAACGGACGGACGGGGATTCGCTCCTCGGAGATGATTCTTCTAGTTGTTGAAACAAATCGTGGATATTTAGCCAAAATCAATGGATGCTTCTCTAAAATCTGGGCATCTGTCATAATGCTTTCACGCATATCTGATACAAATGAATGTATGTCCGTGCGTTTACCTTGGACTGCCATAATGCCAAATTCCTTAGGCTCCGTGAGTCTCGGTTCTTTGGTACAGTATTCCCGATTTTGAGCAGGAGTCCCGCGGGCCACCTCCCAGTGCGCCCTAGAGGATACGGTGCGCTTGAGATGAGACAGTCTCTTCTTGGATTCAAGCTGTAGGTAACCTTGAACGTGTGGTGTACCGGCTGCACCCGCCTCTCTCTGATATACACAATAACTGATACAAGCTTCGAGGTCGCCATCCAATTGTCGCAGGTGCATGTTTTCAGCATCGGTAGGGTTGTTGAGGGTGAAGCACCAATTTTTTGCTAGTGACATAATGATCCAAGATCTAAGGTGGGGGTAATACTATCCCCCACCTTTTTATACTTTGGACCAGTGGCCCAGTATGTTATAAATACTGCTGTGCCATAGTATTCTACTATGCCACTAACACAGCCCGATATCGATCAAGGTTTCACAACAACTTTAGGTAATCGATACATTCACAAACCTTGGTGGAAATCAATTCGACCCAGTCCATATTTACC